TATTACGGTCAATATTACCTGATCCAACAGCTCCTCTATTGTCAATACAGGGCATAGCATCTAAAGCTATACCTGATGCTGTATACGAATATGCTGGCATTAATCCAGAAACTGGCCGAGTTTATTCACAATATAAAAATAATAATAGTAGTGAAGGAATAGTTACAAGATCAAATACAAACGACACCGGTGCAGAAATTGATTCTAAATCAGTTGAAGTACAAACTGCTAAAGAAGAAGCTCAAGTAAATACTCAAACCGCAGTTAATGTAGTATCCCAGGGCGGAACAAGTATGAGCACATCTACTGTTAATTATTCAGGCGGTGGAAGAGATCGTGGACGTGCTGCGAGGTATAATACTGCCAACCAATAAAAAAGGACCCTTTCGGGTCCTCACAATTGGGCGGGCCTTTACGCTTCTTTTGCCAATTTAGCAAAGTATGAAAGCGTGTCATCATCGTCGTCATCAGCAGATGATTCGAATGATGAAGCTCTAGATGTGGGCTCTGGAGCGGGTTCTTCAAATTCCTGAACAAAAGTTGATGGTGCTTCGGAATGTCCAGCTTGGACTCCTAATACACGGTTCAACTTAGCCTTCAGTTCATCGTAAGTCTTGTAGTTCTTAGGATCAACAAAATCTTTTAATGAGTATAACTTATTGTAAATAACTTCTAAATCATCGTCATCACCGCCAAGCAATGGAGATGGATTAGAGAATTCAGATTTATCATAGTTGACCCATCCTTCTACTTTACGGATCTTCAATTTAAAGTCAGCACCTTCCCAGAAGTCATAAGGGTTTACTGGATCTTCATCTGCAAATTCTGGTTGCATAACATCCATGATTTTATCAAAGATCTTTTTACCAAACTTATAGAGGAATACCCTACCTTCGTTTTCTGGATTTGCTGGATCACTTACTACATAAATGTTAGATACATAATGTAATCGACGTTTACGATCTCGAGCAACTGCTTTATCTTCATCACGACCAGAGTTCCATAACTGTGAATTCATTTCTGAAACCGGATCATCTTGACCAATACTGGTAAGAGAGTTTTCAATGTACCACAAACCAGTAGGTCCTTGAAAACCATGATCCCAGTATTTTACCCAAGGTAGATCTTCACCTTCTGGAGCTGGAAGGAATCGAATGACTGCATAACCGTTTCCGGATTTATCACGCGTTGGTTTCCAAAAACGGTCGTCACCATAAGACTTCTGTTCTGTTTTACCACCGGCTGTTTCTGCTGCTGCGAGGAGTTTATCGATAGAGGATGATTTTGATTTTTTAAGTGAGCTAAACGACATATATATTTTCCTTTGTATTAACGTTGTATTGCTGAATTATCCAATTATTATACCATAATATAAGCTTTATGTAAACTTCTTTTTGCATAAATCTAAACATTTTTGCTTGTCGAAATTTACAAAGGGTTTAAATTTAGTTATAGTTCTATATGTATCAGGCCATATAATGGTCTCTTTAATTACAGAATTAGAACGTTCAATAAACCCTAATATGGAATCGAGAATGATAATTGTCTCTAAACAAATCTCTTCTCTCATCCATAATTTTATAACAAAAGGTACATTCATTGAGTCGCATTCAAACAACTCATCGAATTTCATTCCTTTATTTATATATTCTTCTATTACTGAGAGTTCGACAGAAAAAACTCTGTGAATTGATTGATGCCTCTTTTGGTAATCAGCCCAATTCTTATCTCCCTTCTCATTAAGCATATCACCAACATAAGTAACACCATTAATAAAATTAGAGACATAATACTCTCTTAAATTTTTACCATACTTGTTACCAAGTTTAGCAAAGAAATATTTGTCCTTTCTTTTATAGAAAGACTTTGCAGTAGCAGAAGTTTTAAAGTTGTACTTAAACGCATCATAACTCTTCGATTCGAAATGTAGTTTTAATGCGTTATAAAGTTGGTATGATTCAAATGGGTCCATAGACACTGCTATCATATTGGTAAGGTATTTCCCTTTACACCTGAAACAAGATTTAAGCTCAGTGCTTCTACATGTAACTTATCTCTTAAAGAATCAGTTAACAAATTAGAAACACTTGCTTCGTCAATTAAGTTTTCTTCAACCACCATAACCATAGCATCTAAATAAGATATATTATTCTCTTTAGCTAATTTTTCAACGGCTGTTGAGAACCTTTTCTTTGTGATTATTTTATGCTCGATTAAAGTCATTTATTCATGGCCCTCAATAATATCATATCTCCATTTACTCGACCATTAGCAGTACCAGTCTTAGTGGTTAACTTATCCCACATAGTATCAATCTGTCTTTTAGTTTTACTAAGTACTATTGGTAAACTTTCTTCTGGTTTACGCAGAGTAACAGATCTACTTTGCTCAGGATCAAAGTTCTTAATAGTAGAACCAGAGACTTCAAATCCTGTTGTGGATGTTGATACCAACTCAGTTAGTTTCTTATTCTTAGTATTGAACATATAAAGCCGTGTTGATCCAGGAATCATAACCGGATTGATTGAAGTCAATTTGAATTCAATACTTTCTTTAGAATAATTGAGCTTTTCAACTTGCTTTTCAGAAGCTTTAGGCTTCTTAACTCTTGGAGCTCTAGTTGCCTTTGCACTATTCTTTAATGATTCTAAGTCCGCAATCATAGTATCTAAAGTATTAATCATCTTTCTAAGATTAGTTCTTTTGATATGTTCATATGCTTCAACAGCCTGCTCGCATTTCTTTTCATACGCATCGACAAATTCGTTACGATATGGTTCAATCATTTCACGAACAATTTCAACTGCTGGACCTTTTAGATCATATGTCTTAAAGAGTTTAAAGGTATCTAGTTCAGCAGAATAGTCTTTATCAACTATCCACTTTTCTATTAAATCATCCCAATCTTTCGCAATAGTATTATTGATTTTTTCAATTAACCTTTCACGTGGAGAAAGAGTAGGAGTAGATACCTTATCGTCTTCTTCGTTTTCACGCTCGTGCACGGTTTCAGCACGTTGTATTAATGCTTCAAGTCGCTCTTTAATACCTTGCAATTCTTTTTTATTATAGACAAAGCCACGATAGAAAATACGAATTGGATGACCCAACCCATTGCTTAATTCCCAATCGCGCAAAAGCTTAAGTTTTTCGATCTTATCTTTACTAAACTTAAGTTCTTCTTTAGCATACTTTAAAACATACTTGGCATGGTCTTTTGGTTTATTAAAGTAGTTATACCAATTAGCAGCTTTGCCCCATGCAACAGAGCGTTCGGTTTCATTTTCAGGTGTTTCGCCTGGATTAAAGATTGGTTCAGATCCATACGCTTTATCATCTAAACCAACCGGTCTTTTTCTTTGTTTTGTAGCCATTACTATCCTCGAATAAATTGATTTGCAACCCGTCGCGAATCTTCTTCATTGCCAATCCAGTCAATACCTAGATTAAGATATTGGTTATTTTCTTTTAAAAGATTTTTTACACCAAAAACTGTAGTACCAATTTTATTAATAATTTGGCTTTTACGGTTTTCACGTTCAATCTCAAAAACAATACGATACATTAAATTATTTTCCTATGTGCTTTATGTTTTCTTTGCTTATGACTTGATAAGCGCCCTTGTTATAAGCTGGAGCAACTGTAAAGTTTTTAGATGCTTCAACCTTATAAGACTGATCAACTCCTGTTTCTATAACCATACGTTGGTCTTCAGCAGAAGAGTAGAATACATCGGAAGTACGATGTGAGTAATCAGGCATTTTAGCTATGCCATTGAATGGTTTACTAAACTTAGTATATATATCACCTTTAGCTTTTTTAGCTTTACGACGACGTCCTGAGTAATCGTAGCTTGTGGTATTAGTGTAATGTAATCCCATAATATTAATCCCAGCTATCTTGGTTTTTCATTGCTTCGTAATTTTCGAAATATGAGGTACCTTCAAACCAGCTTTTAGTTTCTTTTTCTGACCAATACAGATTTTCTTCGGTGAACGATTCAACTGCACCCGGTGCTTGATGTTTAGCCTTCTTGATTTTTTTATTTTGCTTTTTGATGTTGGCTTTACGGCGATCAATATTACGAATAGCAGTCTGCATTTGACGTTTTTCAGCAGCTGCTTTAATCATTGCCATACGATCCATATCTTTCTCCATCATTAACAATTTACTTTTATATTATACAACAAATAAGATTAGTTGTAAACAGGTATTGCAACAAATTTTGTCATTACTTTATTATCGAGATATAAGTCAGCAGTAATAGAACCATCTGCAGCCCTTTCTCCCTGCATCTCTACGACATAATCTTGTTGTTCATTAAAGGCATATTCCAATGCCAGATCTTTGATGTGACTGAAAGCAAGTCTTTCATCATCACAAACTAATCGATTAAGGACATCAACACTTGCATCGCCATAACATTGTTCTTGTAAGTAAACATTGTATAACATAATATATCTCCTTAGTATGTTTCGATACGAGTCCAAACATCATCCATCATACAATTTCCAGGCAATGGAGTTTTAAACTCAGTAACTTCGTATTTGCTAATACCACGCTCACCAGCTTGACCACTAATGAATTCACAATAAAGGAAGTCATTATCCATGTCATATACACGACCCATCATATAACAATCGGGTTGAACTTCTTTACCGAAGTCGTATGAAGTGATTACATCGCCGATTTCAATTGATTTCATAATGATTTCCTTTTAACCTTTCCTCATTTGATGGAACTATTATAACAATAAATCAAAGAGATGTAAACAAAAAAATTAAACTTTTTTAGATTAATTTGGAATAAAAAGAAATTTATTAGAACCTTTAGTTATATGCAAACCAATCTGGCACTGGTCGCTTAGACCAAAACATGTTAAAACGAGATTGCTTAGTTTGATAAAACATTCTATAAGATTTAATCGGGTCTTCTGGAAACATACACTCTGGGTTAGATCCCATTGCTAGAGGCATGGGAGTCTTATCTAATGATGGGTTAATATTATGAGGAACATTCGCTAGCGAGCTCAATAACTCCTCAGTTTTATGGATTTTGCCGTATCTATGTGTGTACTCAGTGCAAAGCGCGGACAATAGTTGGTATGCCCATAGGTAATTTCCCGCAGATTCACGTACCCACACTGAACAGGGATGGTTCATATGCACAGCCTTATAGAGGACATCTTCACGGTCATCTTGAAGCTTCCAATATTTTACCATGCGTTTACCAGAATTAGATGGACGTAGTTCAATATCACCATCTAACATTCTATGAGCTGTTGAAAGCATTTGAGCTTCTTCAACAATCATTTTTGGAACATGTTTGTCACAATGAGAACGAGCACAATCACTCGGATTCTCTTCAATAATAAAACGATTCATATTAAATAGACTCTAGTCTCACCATTAATCTTTCCGCCCGGTTAGTAACCTGACGATACCATAAACTATCTCTTCCTTCTACAGCAGCTCTTTTCCAATCACCCTCTTCTAATGCTGCTCTAAAATTTTTAAATTTGCTTAATCTGGTTCTACCTAAGTTGAACATCATATTGACTAAAATTTCTTGAACTTCAGAAGGCCAAGAATTGAACTGATCTTCGCCGTATAGAGCACAACACTCTGCTACGGCTAGATCTAAGTCTTTGTCAAAGGCTTCCCAGACTCTGGTTTCGGTAATTGGAGCTCCAACTGGCAAGCTGTACTCTGGATCAGATTCCAATACCAAATGGCCCACTCCAAAGGTAGGGTATCCATGGTGATCGCAATAGATTTCATAGACGACTCCCTCATCTATTTTGAGTTGTTTGAAAATTGATACTCTATCCATTACGATTCACCTTTGTAGATTTTTTGTAGAATCGTCTCAAATTGCTCTACTTTTTCTAGACGATTTGGCCATAAAATATATTCTTTTTCTGGGTTCATTTTAAGACTATTCAAAAGAGGAGTAATCGTGTTATACAATTTCTCTAGTCGTTCCTGTGTATTATCAGCAACACTAGTAGCTGTTTGTACGGTTTCTAACTCTTCTTCAGTTACAGCTGTAAACCCAAAATCGAATATATCAGTCACGTTGCCTCCTATGCAATTGCTTCATATAATGTTTCAATATCTTCGGCTTCAGTAGTAAATTCTACAATATTTTGCTTATGATAAATTCGAGACATTTTACGTAAGTACTTTTTATCAATATCAACTTTGTCTTGAAGATCTGCTAAAGCTTCCTTAATGAAATCACGTTCTGCTTCAATTCGAGTGTATGCATTACTAATTTCTTGCATAGCATCTTTGATTGCTTTACGATCTGCAGGACTAGTTGGAATAATAATATTTGACATTTTCAAATCACCTTTGCGTTTATTTATAAAAATATATTATACAACAAAATTAAACAGTTGTAAACAACTTTAGAATATTTTGTGGAGATGTTTCTCCATACGGGTCATCACCAGCATTATCCATACGACCGGGCTCTTCAAACCAATGTGTAATCTCTCCATTGTCAACTACTGCAGCATAACGCCAAGACCGCATTCCAAAACCAAGATTATCTTTGCGCACTAACATTCCCATTCGAGTGGTAAACTCACCCGAGCCATCTGGTATTACTTTAACGTTTTGCAGACCTTGCTGCTTAGCCCATGCATTCATTACAAAAGAGTCATTCACTGACATGCAATAGATATCATCAATCCCTTTTGCTTGAAATTCTGGATATAGTTTCTCAAAATCCGGTAATTGATAAGTTGAACATGTTGGTGTAAATGCTCCAGGAAGAGAAAACAGAATTACTTTCTTTCCACTGAACAAATCATCAGTTGTGACTTCTTGCCACCTAAACGGATTATCACCTCCAATTGACTCATCACGAACTCGAGTTTGAAATGTTACTGGTGGTACTGTTATGCCTATCATAATATATCTCCTTTATTAATTAATCTTTACCTTTTTGAGTATAGTTCTCAAAATGACTTCTTTTTTGTTCATCAACATACGACACTAAGTTTCTACTAAGAAAAATAACTTCAGCATCAGTTAAATAAACAGTTTCTTCGCACAGCTTACGAAGTAATACTTGCATATCCATTGTGTACTCTTCTGCTGTTGTAAATTTCATATCGCTCATATTAATCTCCAGATAATAATCTCGTGTTCAACACTAAATTTTCAACACATAATTTCACAATACTTGCCATCATGATCTCTTTACTCATATCCATTTCCATGATACTTAATGCAATGAGACGATATGCTGAATCCTCGTCTATTTGAACATTACCCCAGTCAAATGGATCGCCTATCTCGACTTCTTTTGCGATTTCTACTAGCTGATCTACTGTCATACGTCCCAACTTATCTCGATTCTG